GTGGGCTTTTCGTGATAGTGTATGTCAAATGCTGTGAGATTTTCGTCACCCTTCTGACTGCAAAATTCTGCTAGGATGTCCAGTGCAGCATTGACTTCTGAATCCATGTCCATCTGTTCGTATTGGTTATAACGTTCAACACGGTTGGGGTGCCCAATATATACCTCTGGTAGCGTACTGGCATAGTTGCGATACCCAGCATCAATCTTGTTGATGCCATTGGCCATGGGACTGGCATTGGTGGTGTTTATGTTACTGGTCTTAAAATACTTTTTCCAACTCATTGTGGTCATCCGTTATGTCTGATATTTATCGGATTATGCTGTCACGTCATATAATTTTTTCAGCGAGCTGGTTTGATCCTGTAATTCAGAATTGCTGTCCTCTTGCAGGGAAACCAGAGTTTGCATGGTTGCCAAAAGATCCCCCAGGCCTCCCGCCTGTTCAATATTGTTCTTCATCATGGATTCAGTATATATATTTTGTATTTGTCTCAGAGCAGTAATCACTAGATCGTTGTTTTCCAGCAGCTGACGTTTGAAATCTTCGTCAACAGCACTGCTACCCTGGTTTCCCTTGCCAAGACTATCAGCCATACTGGACATATCAATGGGTATGCTTTTGCCGTTGGGTAAAGGAATAACCGCCTCAGTACCGTGTAAGTTAGCCAGGAATCCAGATTTTGGGCCGCTAGCAATACCACCATTGGCCATTGGACCAACAATTTCAGGAGATTGTGCATCGGGTTTTGGTTTTTCTTTCCCCCAACTCATAATCCAATTGGATAATTTACCAGTTAAACTATCGTTAAATTTAGCAGTGGCTCTTTCTAAAGCAGCAGTTTCTTGGGGCGTCGCCTCTACGGACTTCATACCCACTGCTTCTCTTAATGCATTAGTGCTGTCAATAACGGCCTCTGCTTGTTGTGTAGCAGCAGAGGCGTCAGCTGTAGGAGTAGCACTGGTGATCCCAATAGGCATTCCGTTTTTTATCCACTCAACACCGGTTTTAAATGTACTCATGGTTTCTCTAAACGTCTTGGCCAATAATGTTGAATATGCCGGCAATTCAGCCGCCACTATGGCCTGCATTTGTTTGGCGAAATCATTGGCTTGCGAATTTAAATCAGCAACGGCCGCAGAAGTTCCCTTGACAATTTCACTCTGAGCTTTGGCTGCATCATAGGATGCTTGGACTTCTTCTGGTTTCATCACACTCATTCGCAGTGATGCATTGATAATATCAGCTGCGCCGGAGATTGCTCCGCCGAGTCCACCCAACCTCACAGCTTGCAATAATTCAGGACCCAGATCTCGGGCATCATTGCCCAATTGCACAAATCCAGCCAATACAGTTTTCTGGAATCCTTCGGGCGGTATCATGGCGTTTTTAACATTGTCCATGATGATCTGATATTGGCCAATTACATTAAGTCCCTGTGCCTGGGCAATATTGGTGGCCATGTCAGTTACTACCTCACCACCACTGGAAAAGAATTCCATGAATCCTTTCTTCATTGCTGGTGGAGTTGCAGCCAATGCTGCTTGGAATTTGGCGATCTCGTCTGATGTTTTTAATTGGGCCATGATATCACCCTCCATGGATGCCAATTTGGCCTCTTCCATGGCTTTTTGTGCGTTTTGGCCAGTTATATCAGCCAACACTTTTAAATCAATAGCATATGCTTTGGTGGCGGCGGCCATTTCATCATCAGTCATACTGCGTCGTTTACCCGATGCAGCCTGCAATGACATAACCTGACCAACCAGCTTGATCTGATCCTGATAGCTGTAACCCAATGCATCCATCTCTGTACGCAATGTTTTACCGCTTTTTTGCATCACATTTGTCGATATAGAATTCATTACACCAGCAATTTGTTTGGCTCCCTCGGCTTGCGAAAGACCGGCGCCACGTATACTGTCAGATGATTCAGAAACTCCTCGAGTAAATGCCCCCAGCTCTACGCCGGATCGCTCGGCAACTTGTCGCATTTCATCCATGCCGCCAGCAAAACTGGCACCATTTTTACTAAATGATTGGAAACTCTCAACAGTTTTCTTGAGCTCGGCGGCAAATATATCATTGGTGGTCTTGGCCAAAACCACAGCAGTGGCAATGGCTGCTTTGGATACCGAAGCAGTCGCATCTACAAGACCTTGCCCTGCGGATGCCCAGGGCCCAAGTAGACCAGCAGCGGCTTTACCTGCACCGGCTGCTACGTCAACTGTTTTGTTTGCAGCTAATGCAGCAGCTTCAATGCCAGCATTTAACAGCCCAGCAGCGGCGCCAATGGGATTAGCCGCCATCTGATTATAGCTGGTGGCCAATTGGGCAGTTAAGGTCACCGCAGCCATGGCAAATCCAGTGACAGCCGACTTGGTTGCTGTACTGATTTGACCGTAACTCTCAGTCAACACACCTGCATAGTCTCTGGCGGCTTTGCTACTTTTTTCCTGCTCTTCAGTGGCAGCTTTGCCGGCTTTGGTTAATTTAACAAAACCCTCAGCAGCAGTATCAACAGCTTTGATCTCGTCTTTTTTGGCTTTGATGGACTCGTCGCTGGCCTTCTTTTCATCAGCCTGTCGTTTTTTGTCAAACGCACCACCACTTCTGCTCATGGCAGCCAAGATTTTAAGCAAGGTGTCCTCTGATGCCACATTTTCAGCAGCAATGTCACCAATACCAGGAATGTTAATTTTAACTTGTGCCATATTTCTCGCTGATAAATATCATTACATATATTTATGGAGATCAAAATCATGGCAAATTCTGCTAACAATCCACTATTCAAACATTTTAGACAACCTGCAATTTATATAGGATTACCCAGTGGTGGGCGGTATTACGGACCCGGCAGCTTAAATCTACCCATAACCAAAGAAATTCCAGTATATCCCATGACAGTCAAGGATGAATTGACATTAAAAACTCCAGATGCATTGATGAACGGGGTGGGTATGATCGACATGATTAAAAGTTGCTGCCCCAATATCATTGACCCCTGGCAAATTCCAGCCATTGACATGGATGCTATTTTTATCGCCATAAGGTTAGCCAGCTATGGGCCCGGTATGGATATCACATCTACCTGCCCACATTGCCAGATAAAAAATGAATTTACCATCGATCTACGATCAGTATTGGACAAGGTCAAGCCAGTTGTATATGATGATGCTGTTATGATAGATAGTCTGTCATTTAAATTCAAGCCACAGCAGTATCAGGACATAAATCAGACCAATATTATTACATTTGAACAACAGCGGTTAATAGACAGCGTGATTCGAAATGAGGAATTACCAGAGGATGAAAAAATGCGTCTATTCAATGAAAGTTTCGCAAAACTCAAGGATATGAATCTCAGAGTAGTGGCCAATAGTATCGACAGCATTACAACCAATGAAGGTGTAGTGGTCACCGATATCAATCAGATAATGGAATTTTTAGACAATACTGGGCGCAATACATACAATACCATCAAGGATCAGGTAACCGAATTGATTGACCGCATCAAAATGGAAGCTATGTCGTTAACTTGTCCTGAATGCCAAGCACAGTACACCAACAAACTGGAGTTTGATCAATCCAATTTTTTCGGATGAGGCTTTTGATACTCGACAATGAAGGTATTGTCGAGTGGTTAGATCAATTTGATAAAGAATCAAAAGCCATAAAAAAAGATTTAATTAAAATGTGTTGGTTTATGCGTGGTGGATTAACCTACGACGAAGCTGTAAATCTAAGTATTGAGGAACGCAATATCGTGGCAGAAATTGTTTCAGAAAATCTCGAGACAACTAAAAAATCAGGAATGCCATTCTTCTAAGATGGACTACGTCCATCTGTTGTACTCGCTTGCGCTCGACAACAATTTCTTTAAAGCAGTGGATGTGATATGATTCATCCAGATTAATCGCTCACACTTCGCCTGATCTCCAGGCGAAAAATTTTTGTGGCTTCATCCGAGTAGCACACTCACATAACTAAAAGGGTTTATATTTCTACACAGAGGCGGTCATCCTGTACCTCTTACCCTAGCCTTCATCACGACGGTACTCACATAAACTGTAGTTAGCCAGTATTACATGAGCCTGGAGTTGTATCTGTTTCACAGAGCTCCAATCTTTTAGCCTTGGTATTGATTCTTTTCAAATAGTGAAATTGGTTGTATGTAGGCATATCCAATCTGCGTCCTGTTAAGGATGGTCACTAAGTGCTTGCGGCAGCGGCAAGTCTTCCGTCCCCGTTATCATCCGGTTGTCGTAGGCACACGATGTTGACCTGTGCTAGTCTAATACTGCTTCGAGGGTTCTGTGTATGCTGAGCTTAGAGCTTGTTTTTAATGTGTGAGCCATGGACACGGACGCTGATTTGTCCGTTATAATAATCATTTGATTCCAGTACTCTACGGCTGAATTGCTCACGTGCTTCTATATATGAACACTCTGCCTTGCTACTACAATAGTAAAGTATCTGGCGGGTAAATTTGTCGGGGCCTTGGGAGTTGATGTCTTCAGTTAGTTCAGTTGAGGAGCCATAATATTCTTGCCAATCTGAGTCGATTTTACTTCGAATCTTTTTACGTTTCTTATTGCCGTTCTTTAATTTAACAGTTTTATACGAGGTTTTGGCAAACTTTGCCAGCTTTTTGCCCACATACATCCTGCCAGTCAGATTGTTGGTGATCAAGTACACAAACCCTACACAATCTTCGGGCAGTTGTTCAACCAGTGTTCCTTGATAATACCATGTCATCTGTTACTTATACTGCAATACTGATATATAAAAATTATACTATCTCTACGTCAGTGTTGTAAGTGGTGAATCCATTTTCCTTGACCACATGCAGAGTATTGTTGACTCTGCCGGCCAGTTCGTCCTTGTGACTGACCAACCAGATGCTCTTGTTGGCATCACGACTCATCTTCTTCAAGATGGCCAGACTGTTCTCCACACCCGAGCTGTCCATACCACTATCCACCAGCTCGTCAATAAACAACAAGTTAATGGGCTGATACAGGCTTTCCCATACATCACGGAATGCCCAACTCAGGGACAGTATAAGTCTATTTCGTTCTCCGCGGCTTAGGTTGTCAAAGTCCAGGTCTCTGCCCAGTTCTGTAATAGCCACCGACAGGTCGTTGTTGAATTTTACAGTATGCGGTAGTCCAATACGATCTAAATATTGGCCCAGGCGGGCATTTAGATAGGACAGGTTCTGATCAATGATACGCTTGCGAATAAAACTGTCTTTGTTGGTCAGCAACTTGAGTAGAAACTCCTGATGGTCTTTTAGGTTAGTCAGTTCATTGATGGTATCGTAGCTGATTTCCTCCACGCCCTGTGTCTGCATCTCTACAATCTGTTCAGTGTAGGGATCTTCTTCACCACGCTTGGTTTCAATCTGCTGCTGTAAGCTGGCCAATGTGGCACGATGATGGATGGCATCCTCTTCCTTATCGTAGAATACTGCAGGCGGACTACCCAGTTCACCCAACCGATCAATTTCACCCTGAGTCTGCAGAGTTCTGACACCACACAGGTCCACTTCCACACAGGCTGCATCAAATTCATATTCTTTGGCAGTCACCGATACTTCGTGACTGTCATCATGAATGCCCTGCCCACATGCATGGCATCGGTGATTGATCAGAGCGTCCAGTTCTTGTTTTAATTTATCAGCATCTTTAACAGCACGCCGTTCGTCCAGTTGTATACGTTTGATCTCAGCTTGTAACTCATTGATGTCTTTTCGTTTTTGATTGTATGCCGTGAGATCTTTATGCGACTGCACTTCGGCGTCGATATCGATGGTTTGCAATTGTGCCAGTGCTGATTCCAGCCGACCCAGATCCTCAGCATGTTTGCTCTGCCACATGGTCTGACGACGCCGGAGATTTTCAATCTGCTCTTCGATTCGTCGGTTGGCATCACCTACTGCTTTGATGCGATATTCTTCAGCTGTGATGGAATCTTTAGTGACTTTATTGAGCTCTTTAAGAGAATCGGCCTTCTCGCTTAGTAGCGTAATGCCCAGTAATTGCTCAATGATAGTGCGTTGATCATTGGCTCTCAGGCTTAAAAAGGGCTCTGTATAGGTGTTTAGGGCCACAATATGCCGGAACATATCGTGACTCATGCCCAGCATACGTTCTATGTCGCCCTGTGTCTCTCTGCTGTCGCCCTGTGCATCGTCGGTGATTTCTTTTTCAATAGCACCAATCCAAAACTTCATGACGCTGGGCTTGCGGCCACGTTCAATACGATAGCTCTGACCATCCTTTTCAAAATCAATGGTCACCATCATGTTTTTCTGATTGGTTTTATTGATCAAATTGTCTTTCTTGATGTTGGTCAGCGCATTGCCGTAGAAGGCAAAGCTCAGGGCATTGATGATGGTGGTCTTGCCAGTACCATTGCGAGCACCACCATCATCTCCGCCCAGATCCAGATTCTCACCCAACACCAATGTCAGGTCATTGCGATTGAAATCCACAGCTTGTGTGGCATTGCCCACACTCATGAAATTCTTAACTGTGAGTGTTTTTATGGTAAATGCCATTATTTAAATTGCCTCATTAGATTTTCCTTCCATGGTAACATTCTTAGATTTGATACTGCTGCGGCATCTACGGGTGTAACCCCACGCTCAAAACATTCTTTGATGGGCATATGTGAGTGTTTTTATTTTGAACATATATGTTTATAAATTAAATCCGCAACGTGTTGGTGTCCTGCTGTCAATAGATGTCCCCTGGGACCAGTTGCAAATTGATCACGTAACGAGTGCATGGTAAACTCGCCCCAGCCATAGAATGTTGATGTGTTAATCTGTCCGAGATAATACTGTATTTCTTCATATTCTGCGAATATTTGTTCATCGTTCATCATGTCAAAGTTTATGAATTTTTTAATGGCGTCGATAAACTGATTTTGTGGTGTTGTCCATGGTGCTGACCATTTGACCAGACTATTGTCTGTGGTGTTGATCATGAGATATCGTTTGTTATTTTTCTCCAGAAGAGTCTGCAATTGGATTATTTGCTGTAACCATAATTTAAATCCATATGTTCTGTTGTACCAGACCTGATACAGAGTTCGACCCCAGATCTTATAGAAAACTTCTTGGCCAAGTCGCATATGTTTTAATTTCGGGGAAAAATTAACTTCAGTTCCGTCATCGGATTTGTAAAAAGTAAATTTGGTATCTGATGTCCAGGCAATAACGTATAAGTCAAAATCCAGGGGTAAATGTTTTATTGTACGATATACTGTTCGAGCATTGGATCCTCCCAATGTCGAATCATTGACCAACTCAGCGTCTAATTGTCGTGCCAGCACAGCCGGCCAACATTCTACATCCGGCTGATCCAACTCGTCGCCACAGGCAAACGAACAACCGTTGACATAAATTCTCATAAATTTCGGTAAATGTTCAATAATAAATTGGGATTGTATTGATTACTGTCAATGGTCTGTATTTGGCTGAATACAATCTGATCAACTGATTCAAATTCAATATTGCCCTGAATCTCGTATTCAGTGAGATCAGTGGTCTTGGCCGGGATCAGTGTGATTTCACGTAACTTGTAGGTGTCAATAAACGTTTCTTTAATGAACGTAGCTTCTTCATAGCTGATATCAATGTCCAGATTGACTCTGATGTGCATACCCGGATGTAACATAGCTTCGGTGTGCTTGAGTACGTCGGACAATTGGAACACACGATACATGGGTTGTCCGGGCCAGCTGTGATATTCTGGCTGCTTGCCCCATTCCAGTATCATTAGTCCGCGATCGTCGTCACCGGCATCAGCGTAGTTATGAGGAAAGCAATTGCCCAGATACGTGATGTTCTTTTTGGTCTGACGTTTGTGGAAATGTCCTGAGTATACATGTTCAAACCCCACAAAGTCATCTCTGTTGAGTTCTCCGTGTTCGGGCATGGCCACCATAGCGTTCATCAGGTAACCTGGAAGTTCAAAATGTCCGAACATGTATTTGCCGGACAACTTCTTGATGCGCCGATGATCGTCGCCCACTAGCCAAGGAGCAAAAGTAACATCTCCAGTAGTGAACCAATCGTTAACAATAGTAATATTCTTAAGATGTTTTGCCCATGCCACGCTTTGAACATCCCTCTTATCGCGATAATATAGATCGTGATTACCAGGAATAAAGAAAACATGGTCAAAGTTGTCATTCAGATGCTCTAGTGCGTTCAGGCTGTAGTTAAGGGTAACAATATTTATGGAAGCTCTGTTGTTGTGCCAGTCGCCCAGAAACATAGCGGTCTCACAGCCTTCGGCTCGGGCCTTGGCTGTGGCCCACTTGATGAAGTTCAGACAGTCATCGTTGTGAAGTGTACTATTGGACTTGAGTCCAAAATGGATATCCGTGAATATCGCAGCTTTCTTAAATAAATTAGACATAGATCCTAGTATAACAGCATGAGCCGTTGATATCAAATGTTATGGCTTTATTCGTCGCCATCGCTGCCATAACCACCACCGTAACTTCCACCCCCAGAATTTTGTCTTGTATAAGATGGCGTT